AGCCACCACTATCCCTACTACAGTAATGGCGAGGAAGTAGCAACAAAGATACGGAAGCTTAACAAGCAGTTTGCTTGGAAGGGCGAGTCAAAAGAAACAGGGCTGTTCGGAGAGCAGTTGTTTAAAGCAGGCGGTAAGTTTATTACAGTGGTAGAAGGAGAGTGTGATGCCATGGCAGCATACGAACTACTTGGAAGTAAGTGGCCTGTAGTATCAATTAAATCAGGAGCACAAGGAGGTGCTCGTGACGTTAAGAATAGTCTAGAGTTTCTAGAATCTTTCGACACAGTGGTTCTGTGTTTCGACAGCGACAGTGTGGGCAAAAAAGGGGCTAAGGCTATTGCCAAGCTTCTCACCCCCAATAAAGCTAAGTTGATGACACTGCCCGAAGGGTTCAAAGACCCTAACGATATGCTCAAAGAGCGCAAGCATTCCACCTTTGTTAATTGTTTCTGGGATGCAAAAGTCTACACCCCTTCTGGGATTATGAATTTGTCCAGCCAGTTAGACGAATACAAGCGTTTACGGACAGAAAAGCTTCCGTCAATCCCATATCCTTGGGGCGGCTTAAACAAGAAACTAGAGGGCATGAGAGCAGGTGAGCTTGTAACTCTTACTGGCGGCACTGGGCTTGGTAAGTCTTCTGTAACCAGAGAACTAGAGCACTGGCTTATCAACCACACCAAAGATAACGTAGGCATTGTAGCTCTTGAAGAGAACTGGAGTCGCACTGCTGAAGGTATCATGGCCGTTGAAGCTAACGCCAAGCTACATCTAGACAGCGTTAAGAACAAGGTCGGAGATGACCGCCTCGAACAATACTACCGCAAGGTATTCATGGGAGAGAATGAGGGTCGTGTTTGGATTCATGCTCACCTCGGCGTAAACAATCTAGAAGATATATTCAGCAAGCTTCGCTACCTGATTGTCGGCTTAGATTGTAAGTGGGTTGTAGTTGACCACCTTCATATGCTAGTGCTACAAGCATTGGAAGGCGATGAGCGTAAAGCTATTGACGGCATCATGCACCGACTTCGCTCTCTTGTAGAAGAGACAGGTGCTGGCATGATATTGGTATCCCACCTTCGTAGAGTTGAGGGCAACCGTGGACATGAAAACGGTATAGAGACAGGACTGTCACACCTCAGAGGCTCTCAGAGTATCGCCCAGTTATCAGACTGTGTTATATCTTTAGAGCGCAACCAACAATCAGAGGACGAGATTGAGGCATCAACCACTAAGGTGCGAGTGCTTAAATCTAGATACACCGGAGATGTCGGCGTAGCTTGTAGCCTTCTATACGATGCCGATACCGGCAGGCTGCAAGAGATTGATGATGGTAATAACTATGATGCCTTTGACGGAGATGAGCTATGAGTAACCTAGTGTTTGACATTGAGGCAGACGGACTTGACCCCACTAAAATCTTTTGTATTGTTGCTCAAGATGTAGACACAATGGATGTGTTTACGTTTGACAACACCCAACTCGAAGAGGGCTACGGTCTTCTGAGAGCCGCAGATAAACTAATCGGCCACAACATTATTGGCTATGACCTTCCGGCTATCAAAGATATAACCGGACTTGACCTGAGCAACAAAAAGATTGTAGATACACTTGTGCTTTCTAGATTGTTCAAGCCAACTCGTGAGGGTGGTCATGGCTTAGAGTCTTGGGGCTATCGACTCAAGTTCAACAAGGGTGAATACGGCGCTAACCAAGATGCTTGGGATGCTTACTGCCCTGAGATGCTAGAGTATTGTAAGCGTGATGTAGAGCTGAACACTAAAGTATACCAGCAGTTGCGTGTCGAGAGCCGAGGCTTCACACCTACAGCAGTAAAGCTTGAGCATTCAGTTGCTAAGATTATAGACGACCAACGCCGCAACGGTTTTGAGTTAGACATGCGTAAGGCTATGCTGCTTGTTGCAATGTTCCAAGAGAAGCTAGATGCTACGGAAGCTGAAGTGCATGAGACATTCAAGCCCAAGGTTATCGTAGATATTCTCAAGCCCAAGTATACTAAAAGCGGTAAGCTTGCTAAAGTTTCTGAAGGCCCAGACGGTAAGGGTGTTAGACTTACTGACGAGGAGTATGACATCATGCTTCAAACCAACAAGCCTCTCAAGCGTGAGACTCACATAGAGTTTAACTTGGGTTCTCGTAAGCAGATAGGTGAGTATCTTGTTGAGGCTGGATGGACACCTAAGAACTTTACACCTACTGGTCAACCAATTGTTGACGAGGGTACGCTGTCCAAGGTCAAGAACATACCTGAAGCTGCCTTGATTGCTAAGTATCTAATGCTTCAGAAGCGCTTGGCTCAGGTGAACAGTTGGATAAAAGCGGTTGAGCCTGACAACAGGGTGCGTGGTTATGTTAATCCTAACGGTGCTGTGACAGGCCGCATGACACATAGCCACCCTAACATGGCTCAAATCCCTAGCAGCAACTCACCCTACGGTAAAGAGTGTAGGTCTTGCTGGACTGTAAGAGAAGGTAACAAGCTGGTAGGTATTGATGCTTCAGGCTTAGAACTTAGAATGCTTGCACACTATATGAACGATAAGGAGTATACAAATGAAATCCTCAACGGTGATATTCACAGCGCTAACCAAAGACTTGCAGGACTTGAATCAAGAAATCAGGCAAAGACTTTCATCTATGCCTTCCTTTACGGAGCCGGAAATGCAAAGATTGGGTCAGTGGTTAAAGCAGGTCAAGCAAGAGGTAAACAACTGCGAGAACAGTTTCTTAGTAGTCTCCCATCACTTAAATCTCTTATCCAACGAGTACAACGAGACAGTAAAAAGGGCTTCCTCAAAGGGCTAGATGGGCGTAAGGTTTCTGTGCGCTCTGAACATGCAGCACTCAACACGCTGTTACAATCAGCTGGTGCTATAGTTATGAAGGAAGCGCTGGTTGTGTTGGAGAAGAAGATACGACACTTAGATGCTAAGTTTGTAGCCAACGTCCACGACGAATGGCAGATTGAATGCAGCGAACAAGATGCAGAAGCGGTAGGTCAAGCAGGTATTGATGCTATTGTCGAAGCAGGTAAGAACTTAAACTTAAACTGCCCCTTAGATGGGGATTACAACATCGGAGATGGATGGCATGAAACCCACTAAAGCAGACAGAAAGAAGTTCGACCTTGACCTAGCATACGGAGAAGTACGAGAAGATAAGATTGCCACTATGCTTACAGGCAAGAAGATAGAAGTTAAATCAGAGCGTGACCTCTGGCAAAAGACAGGCAACATCTGTATTGAGTATAAGTCATACGGCAAGCCGTCAGGTATTGACGCAACTGAATCCGACTACTGGTTCCATAACTTATGTATCGGTGATGATGAATACTGTACACTGGTGTTCAATACTGCTACACTCAAGAAGATTGTCAAGCGCCTAGATAGTTTTAAAACTGTATCGGGTGGCGACAACAGAGCAAGCCAGATGTACCTGTTAAACCTTCAGAAGCTATTCTCTTCTGATGTAATCAAAGCATTCAAGGAGTTAGAAGATGAACCAGAAGCCGCTTAATACTATAGTCCCTGACATCTATGGGCTGCTTGAGAACCTTTCAAACGGCGAGCCTCTTCCAATAACGGAGGAGGCGCTAGATGAAACAATGGCATCCATGAAGGAAGCTATACTTCACTGGGCAACACCAAGACCCAGAGACACTGACTTCACTGTCCGAATGTCTAACGTAGGTAAGCCGTCCCGACAGATGTGGTTTGAGAAACGTGACCCCAATGGCCGTGGTAGTGTTGACGGTGCAACGCAGATTAAGTTTTTGTACGGTCATGTCTTAGAAGAGATTGTACTTATGCTTGTACGAATGGCTGGACACAACGTCACCGATGAGCAGAAAGAAGTTACAGTTAATGGTATTGTTGGGCATATGGACTGTAAGATTAATGGTCAGGTGGTGGACGTTAAGTCTGCGTCCAAGTTTGCCTTCAATAAGTTTATGAAGGGTACGCTGGCTGACGATGACCCGTTCGGTTATCTAGGGCAGCTTGCTGGTTACGAAAAAGCAGAGGGTACAGACGAAGGCGGGTTTCTTGTTATCAACAAAGAAAGCGGTGAGTTGTGTATGTATGTGCCGGATGACCTAGACAAGCCGAACATAGATACTAAAATAACTACGCTGCTAGACGAATTAAAACTTGACACGCCACCAGAATTATGTTATACTCCCACACCTGATGGCAAGAAAGGAAACATGCAATTGCCTAAAGGTTGTACGTGGTGTAAGTATAAACACGAATGCCACAAAGATGCCAACGATGGCGAGGGACTTAGAACTTTTAAATACTCTACTGGTTATAAATACTTGACACACGTAGAGGCTGAACCAAAGGTGGACGAGATACTATGAATCGCAAGAAGTCTAAGCGAATAAAAAAACATGCAGAAACTTTGCAGATTGAATGGCTTAAAAGTCTCCTCAATGACGAGGAGGCTTCTAAGATTAACCAAGATAACTTTAAGGATATGCTACCAGAACAGACACACATCTGGGCGCAAGGAACAATACACACAAGTTTCTATACCTTGAAGTGGCTCACCAATAAAATAAAACAGTTGCTTAAAATATTTCCCGACAGTCAGGTTGAAGACATTACCTCGCAGGATATTGTTTGGAAGATGGAGCAACGGTAAGGAGGCGCATGAAAAAAGTACGCAAAGGCTATAGGAAGGCCAGAGTTAAACGACCAGTAGAGAAAGACGTAGTAAAAGGCTATGACTCAAACTGGGAGTATGAACTCCACTCCGGCATTCTAGATGCTTGGGAACACCACGTTGACAAGGTTGAGTACACAGTTACACACAAGTACGAACCAGACTTTGTTAAAGAAGTGGACGGCAAGAAGATATTGCTTGAAGCAAAGGGACGCTTCTGGGACAGCGCAGAATACTCTAAGTATGTCTGGGTTGCTAAGGTTCTTCCCGAAGATGTTGAGCTGGTGTTCCTGTTTGCTAACCCTAACGCCCCAATGCCTCAAGCAAAGGTGCGTAAGGATGGGACAAGGAGGTCACATGGTGAGTGGGCCTCCTCCCATAACTTCAGGTGGTTTAGCGAAGACAGCATTCCAGACGATTGGATTAACGTAAAACACAAAGAGGACTTTAAAGATGAGCATTAATGACGCTACTCCCCAAGACTGGGACAGGGTAACGGCCACAGGACAGCCTACATTTGAAGAGTATATGAAGCGTTTAGACTCTAAGTTTGTGTATGACAGCACAGAAAACTACGGCAAAGAAGTAACTACAGACGCAGGAGACTTTGCGGATTGTTGGAATGAGTGGGACGTTAGACCTGAAGATGTTGTAAACAATCCAAGCCACTACAACACAGGCGATATAGAATGTATTGATGCAATAAAGGAATCCATGTCCAGTGTTGCATTTAAGGGCTACCTCAAGGGCAACTGCATGAAGTATCTGTGGCGTTATGACTACAAAGGTAAGCAGGTACAAGATTTGCAAAAGGCTGGTTGGTATTTAAACAAACTAACAGAGATAGTAGCACAAGAGAATAGCTAATGAATAAGGTTACAGAGCTTCACCCTGACAGCAACCCAAATTATATTTTAGAACAGGCGTTTTCTCAGTACGAGTCACTGCTTCTTTTAGGCTATGATGAAGAAGGATATTTATCCTCGATGTCTTCTACTAATTTAACTAAGGGAGACTTGCTATGGCTGGTCGAGATGTTTAAACAAGAAATTTTACTGAAGACAGAGCCGGAAGATGAATAAACTTTGGAAAATATGGAAACATGCGCTAGGTTCTTTTGATGAGGAAGACGGGTATGATGCAGAGAACGAAAACTATATCTCATACATTAGAACTTTTATCGTGCTGTCTAACCTAGCTTGTGCTTATGTTATAATGTTTAATATAATTAAGGATTGGTGACATGAAAAAGTGGTGGCGTATATGGGCAAAGAGTCTAGGTGAAAAAGTTGGCGAGACAGATAAGCAAGCTAATACTGTTGCTTGTATTAGGACTGCTTGGTGGATTACTCATATGGTTACATGTGGATTTATTATTGCAGGCAACTCAAAATCATTAGGTCTATGGTAATGGATAGAAAAGAAGAAAGGCGGGACAGGTTTGACCGCAAAAAGAAGTTTAAAAAAGTAACGGGGTCTGATAAAGTTAAGGCCAAACGAAAAGAAACTAAAAGGAATAAAAATGACATTACACTTTATGAACATGCACTGGAGCGCTGAGTTTCGATACGGGTTTGGTTTTGACATTGAGTCTTGTAGTAGCCGTCCTGTATGGGTTATGCAAGAAGAAAACATAGTAGCTATGTCTTTTGATGGTATTGTAATTTGCCTGCCC